GCCGGCGTGGCCAATGTCAACGACACCGCGCGCCTGGGCCTGGCCGTGCTCAACAGCTACGGGCTGTCGGTCGAGCACCTGGAGAGGGTGTTCGACGTGCTGTTCGCCACCGTGCGCGGCGGCGTGACGACGATTCCCGAGCTCGCCGGCTCGCTCGCCCGCGTGCTGCCGACCGCCCGCGCGGCCGGGGTGCCCTTCGAGGAGCTCGCGGCCGCGCTCGCCACATTGACGCGCGCCTTCGGCGGCCAGACCGCCGAAGCGGTGACCGCGCTCAATTCGGCGATCGTGCAACTGGCCGCGCCGACCGACGAGGCGCGCCGGCACATGGCCGAGCTGGGCATCGAGTGGAATGGACTGATCGGCACGATCAGGCAAATCGGCGAGCGCAACCTCGGTCTCGCGGCGGTGCGCCAGATCATCCCCGACATCGAGGGTGCCAAGGCGGTCATGACGCTCGCCGGCAATTACGAGCAGCTCGCGCAGCGGCTGCGCGAAACCGACCAGGCGGCCGGGGCGATGCAAACGGCGTTCGAGTTCGTGGCCGAGGACGACGCGGCCGCCGTCGAGCGCCTGGGCGCCGCCTGGGCCGAGTTGCTCCGCGCTCTGGGCGAGACGCTGGCGGTGTTCACGCCGGTGCTCGACGCGCTGGCCGGCCTGCTGCGCGGCTTCAACGAGCTGCACCCGCTTGTGCGCGGCGCCGCGGTGTTCTTGGCCGCGTTCGCCTTGGCGTGGCGGCCGCTGAAGGTGGTGGTCGATCTGGTCGTCACCAGCCTGCGCGCCTTTCCTGGCGCCTTCGCCGGCTTTCGGGCCGGCGGTCTGGCCTCGCTCGCCTCGGTCAAGAGCGCCTTCGCGCTGTTCTACGCCGCGGTCGCCGGCTGGTCGATCGGCTCATACCTGCGCCAAGAGTTCGCGGCGGCCGAGCGCGCCGGCGTGGCGCTGGTGGCTGGGCTGCTCAAGGGCTGGGCGCGCATCGAATACGCCTGGGCGCGCATCCAGGCCATCTTTCGCGGCGGCGCCGCGCGCGCCCGCGCCGAGCTGGAGGCACAGCTGCGCGACGTGGACGACTGGGCGACCGAGCGATTCATCGAGATCGCGCGCCGCGGCCGGCACGCCGCCGAGGCCGGCAGGCTGCCCGCGCCAGCCGTCGCACCCGGCACCGGCGAGAGCGAGGCGGCCGGCCAGCGCCGCGATGCCGAGCTCGAACGCCGGCGCCGCGACGCCGAGCTGCAACGCGAACGCGACGCCGCGCAGCGCCTGGCCGACGCGCAGCGCGACCTGGTGGCGACACTGGCCGACCAGGCCGACCGGCTGAGTGCCGAGACGATCGCGCGCGAGATCGAGCGCAACCGCGAGGCCTGGGACGCGCGCACGATCTCGGCCGAGCAGTACTACGCGCGGCTCACCGAGCTGCAGCGCCAGCAGGTCGAGCTGGAGCTGCAGGCGCTGGCGCGCCGGCGCCAAGGCGCGGCGGTCGATGAGGCCGGCGCGCGCGCCCGCGGCGACGAGCCCGCGGCTCTGGCCGCGCAGGGCGTGATCGCGCGCATCGACACCGACATCGAGCTCGCCCGTCGGCGGCTCGCCGAGCTGCAGCGCGAGGCCGGCGTCGGCCTGGCGGCTGCGCAGACCGCGCGCCTGCGCGACCAGGCGCAGGCACTGGCCAGCCAGATCGACGCGCAGTTTGCCGCGCTCGCGCGGCGCGAGGAGCAACTGCGCAACCAGGTCGAGCTGGGCTTGCCGCAGCGCGCGGCCGAGGCGCAGGTCAACGCCGCGCGACGCGAGACGCTGGGCATCACCGCTGCGCTGGTCGCGCAGCTCGAGGAGCTGGTCGCGCTGCAGCCCGAGCTGTTCGGGCCCGACATGCTCGAGCGCATCGAGCGCTTCCGCACCGGGCTCGGGCAGATCGGCGTTGTGGCCGACAGCGTGGCTGTGCGCATCAACGACGCGCTGGGCCAGTCGCTGGAGCGGCTGTTTGCCGACATCGCGCAGGGCACGGCGACGCTGGGCGATGCGCTGCGCGGATTCCTGCGCTCGATCGTGGCCGCGATCAACCAGCAGCTCTCGCGCGAGCTGGCGCAGGGGATCATGCGGGCCTTCGACGCCTCGGGCGGCGCGCAAGGCGGCGCGGGTGGGCTGGGCGGCTGGATCAGCGGGCTGCTGCGCAGTTGGTTCGACGGCGGCGACGGCTTCGCGCGCGGCGGCTACACCGGCCCCGGCCACCGCCTGCAGCCTGCGGGCGTCGTGCACGCTGGCGAGTACGTGTTCCCGGCCGACGCGGTGCGCCGGCTGGGTGTGCAGTCGCTCGCTGCGTTGCACCGCTTTGCCAGCGGCGCGTTCGTGCCCCTTGGCCCGCGCTTGTCCTACGCCGACGGCGGCGCGGTGCAACTGCCGGCGGCCGCCGCAGGCGCCGCCCCGCAGTCGATCCGCATCGTCAACACAGTAGACCCCGAGCTGGCGCGCGACTACCTGGAGTCGGCCGCCGGCGAGCGCGTCATCGTCAACGCCATCACGCGCAACGCCGGTGCGGTGCGCATGATGCTGCAGGGCTGAGCGAGCATGAGCCACGAGATCGGCACCGCCGCCAACTACCTCGACCTGCTCGACCGGCTCGACACGTTCCTGACCGCCAACGGCCACGCCTGGGGCGTGAGCTACGCCGGCACGGGCAACGGCCGCATCACCGGCTACCGCGGCAGCGCCACCAGCGTGGCCGAGACGTGGACGATCACCGCCACCAGCGCGACCGTGTTCACGGTCAGCGGATCCGTCAGCGGCGCGCAGCCCAACGCCACGGTCGGCACCGCGTACTCGGCACCGCGCATCCAGTTCACTCTCGTCGCCGGGAGCGCGGCGTTCGCCGCCGGCGACGTCTTCACGCTCAACACCAGCCCGCCGTGGACACGCCTGCGCTGGGCCGGCTCGATCGGCGACGTGAGTCGCTGGGGTACCGGCGCTTGGGACAGCGCCAACCCGGCGTCGCGCGCCTTCGACAACTTGGCTACGACGAGCGGCCACCAGGCGCACGCCACCGCGCTGCCCAGCCAGCTTGGCGTGACGATGCACAAGCCCTCCGAGGTGCGCCAGGTGCGCCTCACCTGCGGCCCGGCGCCGGCGCAGGGGCCGCGGGATTTCGCGTTGCAGCGCTCGGCGGACGGCACTACATGGACCGACGTGCAGGCCTGGACCGCGCAGACCTGGACGATGGGCTTCCACACGCGCGTCTACGACCTGGCCGCCGCGCCCGGCGCGCACCTGCACTGGCGCATCAACTTCACGGCCGGCAACACGATGCCGATGCAGGTCGGAGAGCTCGAGCTGCGCGTCAACGACAGCGTGGCCTGGTCGCTCGAGGGCGCGTTCGAGTTCGCGTGGGCCGCACCCGGCTCGGGCGGCGGGCCGGTGCACGTGGGCGGCACGCTGTGGCGCGACCCGGCGGCCGACATCCAAAACTGGCGGCTCTCGTGCTGGCGCTTCCACGATGCCAACCTCTCGACGCTGGCGCAGGTCGGCGGCGCGCCGTGGGCCAGCCTGAGCCTGCACAACTCGCCGACCCCGTACTGGTTCGTCGCCAACGCGCGGCGCGTGGTCGTGGTCGCGCGCGTCTCGACCGTCTACCAGATGGCCTACCTCGGTCTCGGCCTGCCCTACGAGACGCCGAGCGTGCACGCGTTCCCGGCCGTCTGCGCCGGCACCAGCGAGGCCGACATCCGCTGGAGCGACACCAGCGTCGCGCACCGCCTCGCCTTCATGCCTGGCGACGGCATGCACGCACAGTACCCGGACAACGTCTGGCGCCGCGTGCGCAACCGCGCGGCGGGCAGCGGCGACGACGGCAGCCCTGATGGCTCGAACGGCAAGGTCTGGCCGGCGGCGCGTGATCTAAACGGCGACGTGCAGTCGGCCTGGCGCGACCGGCTCGACGGCGGGCAGATGCTGCTGCCGTGCGTGATCGTGCACGCGCATGGCGGCGTGCACCACGTCTGGGGCGAGCTCGACGGGCTGTACTGGACCAGCGGCTTCGGCAACAGCGCCGAGAGCCTGATCCGCGGCCGCGAGGGCGGCTACGACTACGATCATCTCTCGATCAACAACGTCTTTCGCACCGCGGTCCAGCACTGGGGCGCGGTGCGGCTGGATTGAGGGCCGGCAGCGATGACGATCGCCTACGAAACCGGCACCGCGCTGCACGCCAACGACCTGCTCGACCGGCTGCGGCTCTTCGCCGCCGCCAACGGCTGGACGGTCAACCGCTGGGCGGTGAGGAGCGATGCCGGCGGCAGCGGGGGTTGGGCGCTGAACCTGCAGCGCGGCGCGGATCTGCATGCGCTGCTGTACGCCGATCTGGACGCCGGCGGGAGCGACAACCCCGGCCAGTACGTCGGCGGCGCGCTCTACCCGGCGTGGGACGCGGCGCTCGGCAACATGGCGCAGGCCAATCGCTCGGCGCTGATCTTCACCAACGGTCTCGGCACGGCCCAGTACACCGGCTACCACTTCTTCACCTCGCTGGTGGGCGATGCGCCTTATCTGCATGCAGTGGTCGAGGTCATCTCGGGAGAGTTCCGGCACTTCGGCTGTGGGAGGATCCTCCGGCTCGGCGCGGTGGCGAGCGGGGCCTACGTGCACATGTCGGCGTGGAATTACTCAGTCTGGACGCGCTCAGACCCGCTCCACGCGAACCACGGCGTGCCGTGGGATTCGCGCTACAGCGTAGCGCACTCGGGCAGCATGCTGCTGCGCGCCGACAGCGATGCCGTGAGCCCGCGCTATCTGGTCGCCGGCGCAACACTGACCGACGGCCTGTACTGCGGGCTGCGCGGCGGCAGCCCGATCATGCCCGACACGCTGCCGGCGCAGCAGGCCGCGGCCAGCACCATCACCGGCCGCGCGCCGCTGTGGCCGATCACGGCGGCCGCCCGGCGCGGCGGCACCGGTCTCTACAGCCCGCTCGGCCAGCCGCCGCACCTGCGCTGGGTGCGGCTCGACCACCTGCAGCCCAAGGACGTGATCACGCTCGGCATCGAGCAGTGGATGGTCTTCCCAGTCATCCGCCGTCAAGGCGGCGCCGGCCAGCCCAACAGCGGGCTGATGGGCATGGCGTATCGCCGCGCATGATCCGCATGGAGCCGCGCGCATGATCCCCGAGCAGCGCGTGCTGTGGCAGTACACGTTCGCGCGCCAAGGCTGGTTCGGCCCGTGGCCGGTGCGCGACGGCACGCCATCGCTCGCGCTGGCCAGCGCCGCCGCCGGCGCTGGCCCGAGCGCGATCATCGCCTGGCCGACGCTGGCTACGCCGCGCGCAGGCGCGCAGGCGCAGGCCTTCGGCGGCGACTTCTACGAGCGGCTGCACTTCAGCGCGCTCATCCTCGCGCTGGGCAACGTGGTCGGTGTCCAGGAGCGCCAGGTCAGGGTCTGGAACGCGCACCGCCGCGCGCGCCGCGTGCTGGCGATCGACCGCGCCAACGCCGACGGCGTGCTGATCAGCGCCGGCGCCGTGCCCGCGGACCTGCTGCCGCTGGCCGAGCTGAGTTGGACCGTGCAGGTCACGCAGGACGGCCCGCCGGTCATCAATGCGACGCTGACCTGGCAGATGGACGGCCCGCAGCCGATTCCGGTGAGCGTCACCGGCAATCGCGTCACCGCCTGGGTGTGGCTCGCCGACTGGTCGCAGCCGGTGGTCGAGCGGCTGGAGTGGCTGACCGACGTGCTGACCGCGTACGACGGCAGCGAGCGCCGGCGCGCGCTGCGCTCTGCACCGCGGCGCAGCGCCGAGTTCGGCTACGCGGCCGAGGGCGATGCGCGGCGCATGCTCGAGCTGCTGCTGCACGGCTGGGGCGCGCGCGTGTGGGCGCGGCCGGTGTGGGAGGCGCTGACGCGCCTCACGGCAGCGGCCAGCGCCGGCACGACCACGCTCGCCGCCGACACCACCGGCGGCGGCTTCGCCGCCGGCGGCCTGGCGATGCTGCACGACGGCACCACGCGCGCCGAGCTGGTCGAGGTCTCGGCGGTGGCCGCCGCCTCGCTCACGCTGCTGCGCCCGACGGCCAGCGCGTGGCCGGCCGGCACGCGCGTGTACCCCGCGCACACCGCACGCCTGGCCGAGGCAGCAGCGCTGCGCCACGAGAGCGGCGCGATCAGCACGGGCCGCGCGCGCTTTGCCGACGAGGCGCCGGCGGCGCTAAGCACGGCGCACGGCCTGCCAACCTACCGCGGCGCGCCGGTGCTCAGCCTGCGCCACGACTGGGACGAGACGCCCGAGATCGTGCTCGACCGCAAGCTCGCGCGCCTGGACAACGCCACCGGCCGGCCGCTCGTCGAGGACGAGTCCGGCCGCCCCGCGCCGCGCCAGAGCCGGCTCTACACGCTGGCCACGCGCGCCGAGGCCGAGACCTGGCGCCGCGTGCTCGCTGCGCTGCGCGGGCGCCACGGCGCGCTGTGGCTCGACTCGGCCACCGACGACCTGCGCATCGTGGCACCCGTGGCCGCGGCCGCGGTGACGCTCGACGTGCGCTGGTGCGGCTACACGCTCTACGCGCAGGGGCACATCGGCCGGCGCGATGTGCGCATCGCGACCACGGCCGGCGTGTTCATGCGCCGCATCCTCAGCAGCGTCGAGCTGGCCGCAGACGTCGAGCGGCTCACGATCGACGCCGCGCTGGGCGTGGATCTGACGGTGGCGCAGATCGAGCGTGTGAGCTGGCTGCACCCGGTATGCCTGGACGCCGACGCGGCCGAGATCGCCTGGGAGAGCGACACCGTGGCGCGCTCGCGCGTGGCCTGGCGGAGCGTGCCCGATGTCCTATGACGCCAACGAGCGCGGCCACGGCCGCCCGCTGGAGCTGTACGAGTTCGCGCGCCAGCATGTGCGCTGGCGCTACACGTCGGCGGCGCACGAGGTCACCGCGGGCGCGCTGGTCTACGCGCCGGTGCAGATCGAGCACGCGGGCATCTCCGCCTCGCGCGAGCTGGCGCGCCAGGCGATCGCGATCACCGTGGCGCGCGACAACCCGGTGGCCGAGCTCTACCGCGTGGCGCCGCCCTCGGACGTGGTGACCTGCGTGATCCGCCAGGTGCACGAGGGCTCGACCGAGGTCGTCGCGCTGTGGAGCGGGCGCATCGTCGGCGTGGACTGGTCGGGCCTGCGCGCCGAGCTGAGCCTGGAGCCGGTGTACACCAGCGTGCGCCGCATGGGGCTGCGCCGGCGCTACCAGAGGGCCTGCCCCTATGCGCTGTACGGCCCGGGCTGCGGTGTGGTGCGCACCGCGCATGAGCTGGTGAGCACGGCGGGCGGCATCAGCGGGCTGACCGTGCACGTGGGCGGCGCCAACGCATTCGGCGACGGCTGGTACGCCGGCGGCTACCTCGAGTGGGACGCGGCCGGGGGGCTGTCCGAGCGGCGCATGATCGCGCGGCAAGTGGCGACCGACGTCGAGCTGACCGCCGCGCCGCACGGGCTGGCGGTCGGCCAGACGGTGCGGCTCTACCCCGGCTGCGACCGCACGCTGGCCACCTGCCACGCCAAGTTCGGCAACGCCGCCAACTACGGCGGTATGCCCTACATCCCGCTGCGCAACCCGTTCGGCAGCCTCAACCCGCTGTTCTGAGGAGACGAGCATGGCCTTCCTGTGGCAGGTCTTTTGGTACGTGGTGACCTCGGTCATCGCGCAGGCGCTGGCGCCGCGGCCGGCCGCGCCCAGGCCCGCATCGCTGGCCGACGTACAGGCGCCCACCGCCGAGGACGGGCGCGAGATACCGGTCGTCTTCGGCACCGTGTGGCTCAAGGGCCCGAACATGCTGTGGTACGGCGATATGTCTACCTCGGCGATCCGCCGGTCGGGGGGCAAGAAGTGAGCGATGCGCCCGCGCCGGTGATCGTGCGCATGCAGCACGCGCGCGCACTCGGCTACTGCGCCGCCGGCGTGCGCACCTGGTGCGCGGCGCACGGCATCGACTACCTGGCCTTCGTGCACGACGGGCTGCCGCTGCCCGCGGTGCTGGCCATCGGCGACGAGCTGGGCCGGCGCGTGGCCGAGGTGGCGGCGGCCGAGCGCGCCGGCCAGGAGCCCGCCTGATGCGTGCCGCGCTTGCCCGAGCCGCCGCCATGTGGCCGGTGCTGGCCATCGCGGCCGTGGTGCTGCCGATCGCGCTCGTCGTCTCGGCGCTGCGCGCCGGGCGGCGCTCGCGCGTGGCCTACCTGGCGCTCGTGGTCTATGCGATCGGCGTGACCATCTGGCTGGTGCGCGCATGAGCGGCGGCGGGCGCTCGGTCACGATCGGGTACTGGTACTCGATGGGGCTGCACTTCGGCCTGTGTCACGGGCCGCTCGATGCGCTGCGCGCGATCGACGTCGGCGAGCGCCGCGCCTGGAGCGGCAACCAGACCGCCAGCGGCGCCGTGACGATCAATGCGCCGAGCCTCTTTGGCGGCGAGGAGCGCGAGGGCGGCATCCAGGGCACGCTCGACCTGATGATGGGCGAGGCCACGCAGGCGCCCAACGCCTACCTGGCCTCGGTGCAGGGCACGCCGCAGCCGGCCTACCGCGGCGTGCTGACCGGCGTCTTCCGCGGCCGAGTCGCGGCGATGAACCCGTACCTGAAGCCGTGGTCGTTCCTGGTGCGGCGCACGCTCGCCGGCTGGGCCACGGCGCCGTGGTACACGGCGCGCGCGCAGATCGCCATCGGCACCGAGCAGGCGGCCAACCCGGCGCACATCATCTACGAGTGCTTGACCAATCCACACTGGGGCATGGGCTACGGCACGGGGCTGATCGACGACGCCAATTTCCGTGCCGCAGCGGACACATTCTGGAGCGAGGGCCTGGGCCTGTGCATCGCCTGGCAGCAGCAGGACACGATCGAGCGCTTCGTGCAGACGGTGGCCGACCACGCCGGCGCGGTCGTCGCGCAGGACCGGCGCACGGGGCTGTTCGTGCTGCGCCCGGTGCGCGGCGGCTACTCGGTGCCGGCGCTGCCGCTGTTCGGGCCCTCCAACGTGATCGAGCTCGAGTCGCTGCAGCGCCCGGGCATCGCCGAGCTGACCAACGAGGTCACGGTCACCTACGACGACCTGGCCAACGGCGGGCAAGAGGCCGCGATCACCGTGCACAACCTGGCGGCGATCCAATCGCAGGGCGGCGTGGTGTCGGCCACGCGCAGCTACCCCGGCCTACCCACCGCCGCGCTGGCCGCGCGCGTGGCCGAGCGCGAGCTGCGCGTGCTCTCGACGCCGCTGGCGCGCGTGCGCCTGCGCACCAATCGCGATGCGTGGGCGCTGCTGCCGGGCGACCTGATCCGGCTCACCTGGCCGCCGCTGGGCATCGCCGACATGCCGCTGCGCATCGTCCAGATCGACTGGGGCAGCCTGCGCGACGGCGTGATCGGCCTGGAGTGCGCAGAGGACGTGTTCGGGCTGCCGGCCACCAGCTACGCCCAGCAGCAGCCGCTGCTGTGGAGCGCGCCGAGCACCGCCGCGCAGCCGGCGCCGGCGGTGGCCGCCTGGGAGGCGCCCTACGTCGACCTGGTGCGCGCCTACGGCCCGGTCGCGATCCCCGCCGCCGCCTGCCACCTGGCCTCGGCCGCCGCGCGCCCGCCCGGGCTGGCGCTGCACTACGAGCTACAGACGCGCGTCGGCACCGCGGCCTTCGCCGCCGCCGGCCAGGGCGACTGGTGCCCGACCGGCACGCTGAGCGCCGCCGTCGGCCCGGGCGCGACCAGCCTGGCGCTGGCCGGCGCGCAGCGGCTGGCCGACGTGGTCGTCGGGCACGCGGCCATCGTGGGCTCGGAGATCGTGCGCGTCACCGCGGTCGACGCGGTGCTCTCGACGCTGACCGTGGCGCGCGGCTGCGCCGACACCACGCCCCAGAGCTGGCCGGCCGGCACCCGCGTCTGGGTCGCCCAGGGCCGCGGCGCCCACGACCAGCGCGAGTACGCGCCGGGCGAGACGGTCAACGCGCGCATGATCACCGTGACCATCGCCGAGCGCCTGGCCGATGCCTCGGCGCCGACGGCCAACGTGGCGATGAGCCAGCGCCAGCACCGGCCCTACCCGCCCGGGGCGCTGCGCATCAACGGCCAGGCCTGGCCGGCCAGCCTGACCGGCGCGCTGACCGTGACCTGGGCGCACCGCGACCGCCTCACCCAGTCCGACCAGCTCATCGACGAGGCCGCCGCCAGCATCGGCCCCGAGGCCGGCACCACCTACACCCTGCGCCTGGTCAACCACGGCACCGGCGCGCTGATCCAGGAGTGGACCGGTCTCACCGGCACCAGCCAGGCCATGCCGGTGCTTACGCCGCCGCTGACCCTGCGCGTCGAGCTCTGGAGCGTGCGCGGCGGGCTCGCCAGCCATCAGCAGCAGCGGCATGTCTTCAGCTACCCCTGACGCCGCGGCGGGCGTCCCAGACCAGCGCTGCGCCCTCTGCGGCGCCGCCGGCCACCGCGCGAGCCGGTGCCCGTGGCGGGCGTCCGCTGGCCAGCCAAAGGCTGCAACGCGTCGCATGCAATGTCAGCACGGCCGCGAGTTGTCGCATGCAATGTCAGCACGCCGGCCGGTTCCGTCGCATTAATGTCCGCACGCGTCGCATTTATCTCGCGCACGCCTA